GCCTGTAATCATCTCATAGACGGTCGCGCCGATGTAAAGATTCTCAAATGAAAGCAAATCGTCAATCGACTTGGCAATTGTGTTGACATTGTTTGCCATAATTAGGTCACGAAACATTTGTCGTTCGCTTTCTTGAAACTCAATACGGTATGTTATGACCTTAGAAGATGCGGCTTTTGGCATTCAAAAACCCACTTTCGGTCTTGGCCGACTTTTTTCTGATTTCGATATGATCATTCAATTTCATAGCCCCCAATCCATACAACAAAATTGTTGAGAGAAGCCGCTGTCACATCACAGACCGCCAATGACCAATAAGGCGGTATCAAACAGAAGGGGAAGCCTGTGCCTTCACCGGTAGGTAATGCGTAGGGCACTTGGGTTGTTCCTGCCCCGCCTTTCATCACCGCATTGATGAAAAACGCGCCCTTCAAATCCGCCCATTCTTCTGTGCCGTCTAAATTCGATGAAGGCGGGCAACAAACCATTTGATAATTTTCCAATGCATCACCCGACCGCCAATTAATTGTCGTGATTGAACAAATCTTATCTTGATTGGTGAATACACGATAGAGCATATGTCGGTCAGCACCCGCCGGTAATTCGCCTGTTGATTGAATCCACTTGTTCAGTTTCATAAAATCGACCTTGACCGTTATTTGTTAGACCAACGAATAATTTCACTCATTCTTTTAACACCAAGTAATTCGGATTCGTACAGTAATTTCGTTGCCTTTCTAATCGCGGCCTTTTCACCGGCGGTCATAATTCTGAATCGCGCCTTTGCTCGCTTTGATAATGCCATATAAGACACCTCAGGCATCCATTTGAATGACGGCGCGAGTGTTTAGGGCAATTCCTACATGGCACTGAGAATAAGTGCCTGTATCGACCGCAGGATTGTTAGGAGTCACAGAACCAACGGGAACGCCTGACCCATCTAAGAAATAAATGGGCGAAACGACTTCGGTCACGTTATCGCCGAGCATACTGAAGGCATGAGTCACAGTTCGACCTTGAAGAGTTTCGCCGATAGATTGTCCGCTTAACACGGAAACCAATTGGACTTCGCCGCTTGTTGTGGCTGTACCTGCAAAGACATGATATTCACCATTACTACAAGCAACCGAAAGAGAAACTTCGCGGTCGGTGACAGCGTTAGCCATGACCATTACAGAATCACCCGATACGAGCCGCACAGGATAGGGTAGGGGCGCAGGTAATGACGTTCCGGATGATACACCGGCAACGGGCAAAGCGGCCTTGATTTTACCGGCCGAGCGCACATAGCAATATGATGTATCATTTTCGCAAGAAATACCTGCGGCATGAATCGTTGGGTTTGGTAGCGATTGAGTCGCGAAAGTACCGGCCGGTTGAGCCGAGCCCACGTATAGAGAATCGGTTTGGATCTCGTCTAAAGTGGCTTCTGTTGTTGTAGTATTGGCGAGCGGAATAACCGCCCCGCCTCGCATGATTAATTGTCCGAATGAGTCGACGTTAGCCATCTAATCACAACCTGATTCCTGCACCAAGTATGGGCTTCATGATATTGTTATTCACTGCGTTAATTGGTTTTCTCAAAAGGCGTTTGCCGACGTTGAAAGTTATAGAAGTGGTCAAGGCCGCGATTCCCATTGGAACGAGGTTAGATTGAAGATTACCGACCATTTGTTCGGTTGCGATTGATGGATTAGAAACTAAATCGCCGAGCGAGATTTCTGACGTTCCCACTAATTGAGAACCCGTAGTCGACCATATGTTCATCGCACCATCGCCAACCGTTGCGTTTTTGGAATAACCTAAGTCGGTTGCGCCCGAAATAAATCCGACCGTTCCCGTGCCGGTTGTACCGCGCATTATGATTTCTAAATAAGTCAAGGATTCAAGGGCGGTCAGTATTTTGAAGGATTTCCTTCGACGGGTGCGTTTTGTTTTTCGGCGAGCCATAGTTTAGGTGCGCCTAAACCTCGCTATTAATCCTGTTGAGTAAACTTTCCATCAGCATTTCGTAAAGCGGTCAAGGCCGGATTTGGTTCGCTCGCCGATGCGATTTTATTCTTGAGTAATTCTGCGAGAGCCGCTTGAATCGGATTTATCGGCTCGGCGAAATCGACCCCGCTATTTTGAATCACGGATTGAATCGCTTGAGCAATATTTCCGTCTAATTCGGCGTTCATTTGTTT